CTTGGATTACTAAAGTTGAATCTGATTCACCTGGAAGTGTTCTAAATACCGTAATTACTTTAACCCCGGTATTTTTGATTCGCCCAATGTGTTTAAGTGGATTGGCCATATTATTCCTTTTTAGCAGTTACTGATTCTAAAAACGCAGATAGTTTGTTATAAACTTTTCCCACCGCCTCCATTTCAGCTGCCTTAAATGCACCACGAGTGCTTGCTACATCTAAGATACTTCTTAGTGCTGCTAGGTCGTTGATATTTAGGTCTGGAGCTGCCTGACCGTTTGCCTCAGCGGCTGGTGCTTGAGCAGCAGTTGGATCTACCGGCTGGCCCGGTGCTACTTTGGTTTCTTCTGTCATTTAGTTTCTCCTTAAATGTGGACAGGCTAACATAAAGTATGTTAGTTCTTTTTGATCTTCAAAGGCCACAAAAGTGGCTGTTTTTAAATGTCCGTCTTTATCCAAAGAAGGTTGTCTAGCGATAGCATACCTTCCTTTGAGTTTTATTTTAACCCAATTTTCTAAAGAACTACTTTGTAAGTATCCGCTGTCGTCAATTTTAAACTTCGCAAAATGCGGAGGAATATGAGACAGAGATCTTTTGTTTAATACTTCTAAAGGATTTAGATCGAACATAGTGAAAATATTTATATGTGCGGTTTATTCAGATGGGGAATCCTGGCGGATTCTTTTTGCCAGTGTTCTTGCAGTTCCTAGTTTTTTGATATCTCCTGCAAAGAGGTAAAGTTCAAAAGCTGTTTTTTCTGATAGAACTTTCATACGTCTTTTGGTAATATGCCAGGGACTGTCAATGTATTGATCTAACCAGATTAGTATTTGAGCACTAATCACTAATTCTTTGGGAATTTCAATTTCGTAGGTTTTAATTTCGGATTTAGTTTCCACAAACTCTAAACAGTTGTCGGTCATCCTTAGTCCGCCTACTTCTTTTTCTCGGGTACTGTACCACCATATAGATCGAAAATCTTTTATACTCTTCTCGCTAGTATTAGCACCAGCAGCTTTTAAAAACACTTCAGTATAAGAATCTTTTCGATCCATTGTTATTTTATTTCTTCACCAGTGGTTAGCTTGTACACAGCAAAGTCTGTGGTTTTAAAAAGTCTGTTGAGTTTCTTAGCAAGATTGTGAGCGTGTCCCGGATTTGAAAAGCTAACCTTTTTGTATTTAGGTCCAGGATAACTGGCAAGCAAACTACCGCTCTTAAGATTAAAAGGTTGTCCTTTGTAGAACACAGCCCAGATGGCATCGCTATTGAGTATCTGCTCAACTTTATAGGTTTCTTTGTTTGCATACTCTAGCAAAACTTGGGGTTTTGGTCTACTCATAACATATATGTCCAATTAAGTACACATATATTTATGTTTAATTGAATCCGCCGCCGTCGACTTTCACTTCTATTTGAGTGGTAGATTGACGTATTTCAGCCAACATACTGTGTATTTCCTGCATAGTTTTAGCCATTTTGGATGTCAAGATAGCCAATTCACTGGTTAGGTCTCTTGCTTCCTGTATTGATATACGAATATCTTTTTGTTGGCTTCTTTCGGCGGCCGCAAGCCTTTGTATTAGTCTTTCTACACTTGGTAGATTTACTGGTACATTATTTTGAGACATTACTTAGTACCTGTTTCATTTCGATCTCGGTTTTAAAAGGTCCTTGATATTCGTAGCGTTGTAGAGTAATGAGTTTAGGACAGAAACTCTTAACCCATCCTTTATCGAAACGAATAACATAATATCCGGCACAGTAAAGGCTTTTACTATCTCCGCTCTTAGTAAACAGTGGTAGTTTTCTTTTAACATCAAACATTGCATTGTGAGGTGCGGCCGAAGTTGCATAGCCGTGTACCTCATTTGGTTCTGCACCATCTGCTTCTTTAATGATCTTTGCAACAAAGAAGTTTTTACCAAATTCTCTAGTTAGGTCAACTTTCGTTTGATAAATTTTAATTCCTGTACTATTACTTAGAACAAAACGATTATCCTCATTTTTCCTAAGTGTGGCGTATTTTGTTCCGTCTTTCTCGACGATCCAAAATTTATTTTCAATAATCGGTTTAGCATGTAAGTCTGTCATACGGTATACCTCGCATTAAGTGGTTCGGCATAGGCCTGAGCTTGCTCTGAAATTTTCTTTAAATCATATAGGTTGCAGAATTTGATAAGTCTAATTCCTACCTGGCTGATATTTTTATTAGCCGACGTAGCAGTAGTGATAGTTTCTGTAATTATCTTTTTAATCTCTTCAGGTTGTGCGGACAGATCGATCAACACTCGATTCCGTTCATAGTCGTCTAGCACACGATGTTCTCGACCTTCGTGATCGGACCAACGTTGCAACATCATATTGTTCCACGAGTAGCCTTTTGAGTCTCGATCACCGTAGGCTTCACGGAGACCAATCTTATTCTTTGTGCCTTTTTCCCGTACTCCCGGATATGCAGAGAATACATTGTCTGAGGTATCGCCTCGCATACATTTCTCAAAGAGTAGCCACTGGGGGTCCGGAGCGACTTTTGGCAAGTTAGTTTTTTTATCAATGACGTGCTGATTCTTTTTATCAAAGTAGCCTTCGTGTGTGATTGTGGTTTCGGTAACGCCATTATATTGTTTGACATTTGGTGCAATGAGCTGTACAAAATCTGTGTCTGTGCTGATGATCACGTGATTATCGTTTGGATGACTTTGAATCCAACCTGCAATTAAGTCATCTGCTTCTAGCTGAGAATTTTGCAAGACTGTGCAGTTGGTCTTTTCTGTTACAAATTCTTTAAATGTATCAAATGCTTCCCAAAATACACGTTCTTCTTCTTGCTCTCTTTCGTTGTGTGCGGCACGAGCATCAGAACGATTGCGCTTATAGGGAGCATAATGATCTTTGCGCCAGCTACGTCCCTCTAGGCAGAATACCACGTGACTGCCGCCAAAGTCTTGCCAGGCCTTTTTAATACTGTTGAGAGTAATGTGAAAAGCCATACCTAGTTTGATATCAGCGTCACCGTTGATAACGTGTCTAGCACGAAAAAATGTGTTTGCTGTATCTACTAAAATATAAGTCATTTATTGTTTCTTTTTACACTTTGAATATCAATAACGCCGGTATTAACAGCGCCTCCAAAATCTCCGTCAACTACTACATTAGCACAGAGTTCACGGAACCATCGATCTACAATTTCTTCGTCGTTATCTCCGTCAAAACCATATCCCTCTTGCTTTAATTTTAACACAAAATGGTCATTCCAGTCAAGCTCAAAAAACCCGTTGCGTACATTATCTTTGTTAATATGCGTATTGAGAACACCTACCCAGGGTTCTTTTAATTTGGTTGCACGATCTTTTGGCGTTAATTTGGCAATTTCTTCTGCTTCTTTTGCCTTCTCGGCTTCTTGTCTAGCACGTTCAGCTTCTCTTTGATGAGTTGCGGTATTGTCTACAGCTTTTTCTAATCTAGATTCAGCGTCTGCAATGGTTTTTTCTAACTTGTCTATACCAGTTAGACGTTTAAATAACTTTGCGAACATAGTTTCCCCATTTTAAACAGAACATCATACAGTCTGGTTCGTTTTTAAAAATTAATTTTGTATACTTTCCATCTTTTAGTTCTATATCAAGATCTATATTTTCTAGAAGATAATCAGAAAACATATCCCAATATTTTTTATCAAATATGGCAATTTTCATTTTAAGTCCCCCACTCATTTTTAAACAATGGCACCTGCAATCTATCACTGTAGCGCAATCCATTCTTCATTGCTAAGTCTGCTACTCGACGATTATTCAGTGCATAGACACTTTCCACTCCGCCCACAGGCATTAGATAAACGTGTCCTGTAAATCCTGCCTTACGATACGCAGCAATAGCACATTCTGCATCGGCAAAGTCTTTTTCTGTAGCAATAACAAATTTCAAATAGGCTGTGCCAACTTGTTCGTATTCGCAAACAATTTCTGGTTTAATGGCATCTTCCCAAGACTCACCGCTACAAGGAAGTTTAGCACTTACTGAGAATGTGATTTCACATACAGGTCCACCATGGTGATAGGTTCTCATCTGCCACTTCCTCAAATATTCTTTAAACTCTGGAGTAAGTTTTTGAGTACCATTTGTTTCAAAGGTAATTTCTTTAAGACCTGCCATCTTGGGATGATCTAACACCTCTGGATAAGCTCGTTGCCAGCCCAGCAAGGGTTCGCCGCCTGTAATAACTAGATGCTCGTCCTTCCACTCATTGAAGGGCAGTATCTCCATGATTCTGTCTGCAATGGCGTCTGATGTAAGCATAGGACTAAGGTCCTTAAAACGTGGATCCCAAGAAGCATAACTATCGCAACCAGTACTAACCAACGGAAGTTCTTCATAGACTTTAAATTCAGTGATGCGTTCAGCAATAGATTCAACTTCTGTGCTTAGTTCGCCTCTAGGCATACCGAAGCCGGCACACTTAAAGTTACAACCAAATGTGCGTAGAAACACACTCGGGACACCCATATAGCGTCCTTCACCTTGAATGCTGTAAAACAGCTCTGCGATTTTAATTTTACTCATAGTTTATTATACACTCTTTTTTTCTAAAGACCAAGAACCATCTCCCCGATCCTTCCATTCCAATGTGTCTCCTTCTTTCCAACCTGCTTGTTCTAGTAGGTCTGGAGGAAATTGGAGTATGGCATCTCCAGTTGCTGGATCTTCATCAACGGTTAAGGTCCAGGAGTTGCGATTCTGTCGCTCAGTAACATCTTGCATATAAAAGCGTCCTCTTCTGTGTTAAAATAAAATGTCATTTTGTTCGTCTCGGGACTGTATCGAAATCGATCACCAGGCAAACCAAACACTTCAATGACCATAGCGCAGGTTTCATTCCACCAAAAACCGTCTTGGCCGGAGTGCCAGGGAACAATAACTTCAGTACTCATTCGGGTAACTGTCTAAATCTTTGTAAAAAACTTTCTAGATAACAACTATATTCTCTAGGAGGATTGCCTTGATCATCTCGATAATGCACCCAAATATTTTTATCTTCTTCTACTAAGGCAAGAATAATAAATTTTTTGCCTTCTCCGGCCCACCACCTTGTACCTGTTTTAATCATTTTTCATTCCTTGTCAAAACACTTGTCAATCCAGCCAGTAACTGCAACTATCCAACCAAAACTTTCGGGCTCACCCCAATAAAGAACAGCCAATACAGTAGCCATACCAGTGATTAAAATTGCTAGTATTTTTTTCATTTCCGATAATTTCCTTTTTCTGGTATTACGTGACGAACTCCGCCTGTAGGATCTTTCATATCACCTGTACGTCTTGGAATAAGATGAACGTGTGGCCATTCTACAGTCTGCCCAGCCGCCGGGCCATAGTTTAGGCCTACATTAAAGCCATCCCATTCCCCGCTAATGACTCTTTTAATTCCGTCACGTACAGCATCTTCAAAAGCATCCATTAACACGCCTACAGTATTGTATTTAGGCACAAATAATAAATGGCCTTCAGTTACGGGATACTTGTCTTTAAATATCTTTACGTGAAAATCTTCTTCTACTAGATCAGTCCACGGTGCAGAACTTTCGTTGATATCTGCCGGTTGAGTCAACATAACAGTATTGATCATTTCCACCATTCCTCGTAAGGGAAATCAACCCATACATCTTCTTCGGCTTTATTAACTTCCATACCCCAGTAGTTCATTCCAACACTACATTGGCTAGCTAGATTGTCAACTACCACGGCAAATCTAACATTGCCACCCCAAACGTGTTCCCAGCGTTCGTCGTAGGGAAAGCAACCACTAGGCCAGTCCTGCATAATCCAATTTAATGTAGTACCTTGATCATTAATATCGTCGACTACTAAAATATTCTTGCCATCAAATGCATCTTCAGCCATTCCCAGATCACTGACAGTTTCGATATTATCTCGGAGGCTGACCTGTAGTGGTTTCATAGGAATGTTAAAATAGTGACTGATCATAACAGCAGGCAACAATCCCCCTCGACTGATGCCTACAATATAATCTGGTCTCCAGTTGTCTTTTGAAATTTGTCTGCAAATTTCGCTGACTAAATTTTTAAATTCTGTGTAATCAATTATGTGCTTTTTCATATCGTTCTTTCAAGTACTGCTCGTGTTGTATCCATTTGTTGTTGACTAAAAATCCCCATTCCTGTTTCTGCTGCCCTGGCATAAAGAGAGTCCAAGCTGTAATTCCTGGTTTCAACTCAATCCTGTGATAACTATTAGAGCTACAAATACGAAAATGACCTGGACCTCGCCACTTTTGTATCTCGCGAAGCACTTTACCGTCTTTATCAAATTCTGGAATCCATTCATAGTATCCACCTTTTAAAATCAATGTGGCATAGGGCCAAGGATGATCGTGGACATCATCTGGGTCGCCTTTTAAAAATTTATGTAAAAATACGTTAAAAGGAAATCGATTACGCTCTTTCAAAAAAAGATAATAACGTTCAAGATACGGTTCGTTATTGACCCGATCATAAATGATGCGTTTTCGATCCAGTCTTTCAAGCAGTTTCAACAACATCGAAAATCTCTTCCTCTAGATAGCGTTTTAATTCTTTATCAGTTGGTACTACGGTGTAATTGTGCTTGTAGAATATTTCGTAACTATCTGATCCGTACTTTCCTATTCCATATAATATTGTAGCATCGACGCCGTTCCAAGACAAATAGTCTTGGCTCATTTTGAGTAAACGAGTATACCGTACATTAACCATTCCTAGTGGTTTGATAATGCTTTTTACAAACTCCTCTTCGGCAGCAAGTAACGTATGTGGAGTGGGGAACCAATACAAGAATTCAGGAAGACAGGTCTTTACAGATTTTCTACCAGTTTGATTAAGCATAATAACACCAACAAAATGCTGCCAAGCATCATCTACCTGTTGTTGAACCATTAAGTCATCACGCAACGGTTTGATCATTCTATAGCCTCTCCGAACCAATCGTCGACTTGCCGTTCAGCTTCTTCTTGTGTCATGGCATGAACAAATATTCTTGCAGGATGTCCTACAGTATGTTGAATGTTGTATTTTATCACGCCTGTGGGTATTAAATCCCAATCTCGTTCTACAACAAATTCCTGTAGATGTTTTATCCGGTGCATAAGATTATCAGAAATATCTTTAGCCGTTTCCATATTATTCCTTAAAATATTTTTCCATTACTTCAAGTTTATCCATAAAATCCGCTATCACCGCAACTTCTTTTTCAATAGCTGTCATGATATCGCTGTGTTCGGGTATGGCTGTAGGATTGTTTAGCATAACCTCTATATTAACACGATGTTTCTCAATGTGTGCTTGGTAATGCTGCTTACTGGCTTCAATTAATTGTTTTCTCATCTTGGTGCAAACTCCTGTTGTAGTTTAATATTGTCAAAGAACTCTTTCTTTGTGTTACCGTCAGTATTGAACGCACCTTTGAGTACTGTAGTTTGCGTTAATGAACTATGTGCCATGATGCCACGATTCTCACAGCAACCGTGAACTGCCTGTACATAGACTGCTACATTTTCGCTGTCAGTAGCTTTGCTAATTTCTCTAGCAATGTCATTACATAGTTCTTCTTGTAGTGTACCACGACGAGCACACCACTGAGCAATACGAGTGTACTTACTAAGGCCAATAAGTTTGTTGGCTGCAATGATGCCAATATAAGCAACACCAGATACAGGCTGGTGATGATGACTACACATACTTCGTAGCTCACTTCTAACCACCAACATACCTTCGTATCGGTCTGCTGTATCATTTGGGAACGCTGTTGCGTCTGGTGCTGTTTCATATCTTCCTGCCATTATTTCGTTGAAGTACATTTTTGCCAGTCGTCTTGCGGTACCTTTTGAGTTTGGATCGTTTTCACGATCAATAAGCAAACAATCGAGCACTTGTTCAAACGCAGGAGTTGCTTCATCAATTAGTTTTTCTATGTCGCCTTCGTGTAGATAATCGCTGATGTTGTCTCCAGCCCAGAAACGCTTGCCTTCACGCTTCATCTTGAAACGAATGTGATCGCCTAAGTATGCTTCTTTATAACCTTTGTCATCATCACCTTGCTGTTCTGCGCCAGCAAGTATATTTTTATATGTTAACGATTCTGTCAATTAAATTTCTCCGAGTTAATGTCGTGGATGACATATTGTAGTTATTTTAACATCTCTAATAGTTTATTACAACTAAAAAAGTTTTCTTTTAATTCATATACCTGTTTATTTAGGCTAGGCAAGAACTTTTCGTAATTATTCATGTACTGAATAATCTTATTACAGACTTCTGGCCTATGTGCCTCGTATGCATTATAGCTTTCTGTCCATTCGCTAGGATACTTAAAAGTATCAAATGCCATTTCGCTGTAACTTAGTCTGTCCGGTACCATAGGAATAGCATCTACTATGCCACCTTCGTACCAACTAATGCCAAGTGTTTCTTGTAAGTTAGCACTAAACACTAGTTTAGCTTCACCTAGTAGATTATGATATTCATTTTTTGTTAGCTGTTGGTCTTGACAAACAACAAATTCGTATTGCGGTAGATATTGTTTTAGGTCACGAAAAATTTCAACCTGCTTCTCTGGAGCAATACGATGCGGAAACAAGATAAGATCACGCTTGGGCATGTTCTTATACATCAACAATGTATCCTGCATATATTCCATGGGCCACCCTGTACGCACAAACTTAGGATACTCGCCTGCAAGTATTTCTTTAAGTTCTTCCTCGTACCAAGGATTTTCTACAGTATGTCCATTGTTCAACAGTTCTCTATTAAACATTTCTATATGAAAGTTAGTGGCAAAGTAGTTATGATCAAAGGCAGAAAAGAATGATTTCTCTGCATTGCGTACCCAAGGCTTATTGCCCACTAGTCTGCCTAAGAAGTCTTGTGGGTCATAGCTACCGGCATGCCATAAGCCGTGTGTGACTACTGGTATACCCAGCAACTCACTCATGTACTTTAGATTAATGATGCCTGGATGCCAAGCGTCAGTAAAGATAAAATGATCGCCAGCCTTGACGGATCCTGCACAAAAAAGTCTTCCAAGCTGTTCAACTTGGTTTGCCTTATAGATATTAGTGCCCCCAAAGTTGAGAAATGCACCAGGAGTAGTGGCGCTAGGAATATCGCTAGGACCCGATATAACATGAACTTCATGTCCTGCCTTTCGTAAGAGATTAGGTACATGAGCCTTCCATTGACCCGTGTACCTTGTTTCTACCGCTTCTAGATCAACGAGAAAAACTTTGCTCATTGCGTGGACCGCGGTAGTTGTTTTGACCTCGAGGCTTGTATTCGCCTTTTGGTACCCACGGTCTCCGTGGTCGTTGACTATCAAGGAAATTCTTGTAGTTAACATTAGCACGATCATACAGATGTGCTGGGTTGAAGTCGCATAACTCGATACGACAGTAGTCGTGATATGCCTCTAGGTCGTCAAAGACCTTGTTAACTTCGGGCTTCATTGTAAGATACTTCTTAAGCCATTCTTGAGCCATTATAGCTTTCCTTATTAATACTTGATAAAAGAACCATTTTCTCCGTCTTCGGAGACCTCAATCCAAACCTCACGGTTGGGATACTTTTTGCTAATGACGTCATACAAATCGCCTGACATCATTTCACAACTCTTATAATCTAAACTCAGTGTAGCATCTTTATAAAGATTTAGCAACCATCGTTTAAACTGAATAAACTCAATATCTCGATCATCGTGTGTAACACCAATCCAAACTTTAAAGTGGAAGATGTGACGATGCGGATAGCCTAGGAAACTTACATCATATTCGTCGCCTGTGGCTAGATTAGGATCAGTTAAGGCAGCAGGATATTTGTGCATACCTTCTTTCTGGAAGGTAACCCAAATCATTTTGTTAGGACGATGATCTTGACGTATAATCATTCTGTTAAGGCCTTTGCAACAGAGTTAATATCATCTTGATCCATAAAGAATTCATAGATAGATTCGCTGTCAATCTTACCTTCCTTGTCTTTAGTTGCCTGAACAAAATGCACAGAAAACAATCCTTTAGGACTTTGGCATTCCCATTTTTTAACACGCAGTTGAAACCCTGCAGTATCTTTAACAATAACTTCTTTCATCTTAAACTCTCCATAGTGATGATTTTTGCCAACTCTTCGCCGAGCTCTTTGTCGTCTGTGACCACATGCAGACTGTGTTTATGATCATCTCGTTGACGATCATACTTGGTAGTTTCAATAATAGTTCCGCCACTGGCACTATATACATTCAATCTAAATCCCTGTGACTGAATGTTTGGCCCTTCGCTATCAACGCTGATAAGATTACCGCTGTAATCAGTTTCAACATCGTCGTTCATTATCCAATTGCGAATTCTTTGTTTAAATGTTAATTTCATTGGTTTTTCTTCTACGGTATATCGGTCAGGACGAATCCTGTTGGATATTGATCGTTGTAATCGATTAACGGACTTTGCCGTCGATGCTACTGCGTATCCACCACTCATTTGATAATCTCATCTTTGCCATATTGATCCCAACTAGTAAACTTATTTCTATCTAGTAGGTCATGGAGGTTATGACACCACACTCCAGGATTAGTTGCTTTAAAATCTTTGTCGTCTATCTTTATAGTAGCATTATATCCCAGTTGTTGTAAATAGGGCAGTTTAACCGAAATCTGCGGAATAAACTGACGCTTCTCTACAAGTCCGCTTTCTAATAATCCTTCTACCTGTGCTACATCTAGATCCAGTGTACACCAAAATTCATCGTCTGCATCTAAGCAAACATAAATCATATCTTCCCATAGACGCCAAGATTCAGCATCATTGACTTTTAATTTAGGAAAACTTTGATTTGCTCCAAAGTAAATGTGTTGACAATTGTGATTTCGAGCAAGTTCCATAATTACATAGGAATCGTGTACACCTGTGACAAACAGAGTTTTCATACCGTATGCAGGAGTGTGCTCAATCTCTATGCCAGTAAAGAAAGTGATATTGTTAGTGATCCCTGATTCGTAATTTCGTTTCATTTTTTGAACCAATTTTTAATAGTGTTGAATAAGTTTAGAAATCTAAAATGATAGCTGGTCAACATAGGGGGATGCAAAGGGCAGCGACCCTGCTGGTAATCACACTTAGAGTCATACTCCTTACCGCAGGTGCTGCACTTATTCTTCAAGTCCGTTTGATTTAGCATATTGTGCCCGTTCGTTTTCTCGTTTTGTTTCACAAGGTTGGCAATAGGTATGAATCCAACCGCCACCTCGAGTCTCTCCAACATTACCACAGCTTTCGCAAGTGACTCCGGTCATGCTTTCTGCCATACGCACCATACCATCAATAATGTCATCACCAC